CAGTCCGCCCATCAGGTCACCGAAACCTGCGAGCTCGTTCTCACGCGACGGCTGGCCGGGCAGCATGTCGATGCAGGGCGGCGTGGGGTTCGGCACGTAGCGTCCGTGTACCTGGACGGGAAAACTGGTGTTGGTGACCGCGGTGGCGATCTTGGCTGCCATCGCGTCCATAATCTCCGTGATCAGACTCACGCCAAGCCCCATTCGCCTTTCAACGGTGCGAGCTTGAACGCGTGCCGTGACCAAGAGTCCCGGCCGGTGAATGTCGGGCCGAGTTCGGAACCCAATCCGATGATCCCGAACGGCGACTGTTCCTGCTGCCAGTGTTCGACGGCCCGCTCGAGACAAACCTCGACGACGAGCGGCGGCGGGCTCTGGTACGGGAGCGTGGTTCCGAGAATGTCGGTGGCGCCGATCTCCGAGTCGATCTCGAACGTCGCGGCCTGAATCACCCGTCGCAGCGCGGGGCCGCGTTGCACTTCGCTCACCTTGAGGATCTGCGCCAACTCGGACGTGCGGGCGTACATGGTGAAGTCCGACACGTTCTGCACAGCCGTGGTCGGCAATGCGTCGTCGCCGGAGCCGTCGAGGAAGATCAACCGATACCACAGGCCGACGGTGTCGGAGGCGAGCTCGGTGGTGAACGACCTGGACGCGGGGTAGGCTGGGTCGGCGTCAACCGGCGTGATCGCCAATGTGTCGATCAGCGTCCATGGGCCGGTGGCGGCGGCGGATTCTTCGACCTGGACGTTTGTCCATGGCGTTGAGTCGTAGCGTGGTGTGGGCTGGTAGTCCTCGAATGTGATGACCTGGGCCATTAGGCGAGGCTCCTGACCTTCGATTTCTTGATGACAGGTGCGGGGGCGGCACGGTCGTAGCCCCAGTATCCGTTCGCGATGATCCCGATCGTCGGGGCACGGTAGATCGGGTTGCCTGACTTGAAGTGGAAGTTGAGCGGCAGGCTGACCGCGCCGTACCCCAACTGGAACGGTGTCGTGGTGATCGTGAACGCGAAGGGGCTGTCGACATGGCCGAGCGCGAACAGCCGTTCTGTCGTGACGATGTTGACGGTGGTGATGTGGTTGATGCGTCCGGTGGCGCTGCCCGCGAGATTGCCGTGAGTCTCGATCCCCACCGTGATCGGGAAACTGATCGTGGCGTAGCGGAGGGCGAACCCGCTGGCCTGGACGTTGAATCCGAACGGACTGTCGACCCGTGAGAACATCGACATCCTGGAGGCTGTGACGGTGCCCCAGGTTGTCGGCGTCGAGACAGCGGCCTTGTGGTTGGCGATTCCGGCGGTGACGGTGGATTCGGTGATTGCGAACGAGACGGCGCCGGTGATGTTGGCTGATGTTGCGCCGTTCGTGGTGACGCTGAACGTGATCGGTGTCGATACCGCAGACCGGTAGGTGGCCTGGGCTCGGACGAACACGTTGACCGTGATGGGTGTGACGATGCTCGAGCGGGCCGTTACCCGCTGTCCGGTGGTGACGGTGAGCGCGAACGGTGTGATGACGCTCGAGCTGAGTTTGAGCCGGTCGGCTGTGACAACCGTGATGGTGAATGTCTGGGCCACCGCGCCATACCTGATGACCCGGCTGTTGGTGACAAACCCGACGGTTGTCGGGAAACTGACCTGGGCGGCGATAGCGCCACCAGGCGTGGTGGCGATCCCGACGGTGATCGGCATGACTACCGCGGCCCGTGCCGTGACACGCTGCGAGGTGACGACCGTGAACGTCTCGGGCGTGACGACAGCACCGTGCGTGGTGCGGACACCGTTCGTGACCACGGTGACGGTGTTTGCCATGCTGACCGCTGCGCGTACCGTGACCCGCTGCCCGGTGACGACCTGGAAGGTCTCGGTGAAGGTGACGGCGCTCGAGGTTCCGCCGCTGGCGGTAGCGACCACACCGAACGTGACCGGGGTTGACACCGCACCATAGACGGTGCGGATACCAGAGACGACGGGCGTGAATGTGACGGGAAGGTCGATCTGCGCGAGAATCGGGGCGGTCGGAACTTGGAGCGCGGCCCAGCTGACGATTCCCTGAGCCGTAGCGGCGATATCGCCGTTCGTGACAGTCCCAACTGTGATCGGGAAATCAACCGCACTGCGGGTGGTACGGATCCCGTTGGTGACCGCTCCGAACGTGAGTGGCAGATCGACTCTGGCGCCGCTACCGATGCGTCCCGAAACGACAGACCCGAACGTTGTTGGGGCGTCGATACGTGCCGAAACGAGCGCGTGGCCGGAAGTGACAATCCCCAGCGTGAATGGTGTGACTACTTCACCGACTACCGCTGCCTTGGGAATCTTGAGTTTGGCCCAACTGACGAGACCGCGGGACAGAATTCTTCCGTTGGTCACAAAACCGACAGTGATTGGCGTCACTATCGCGGCCGGACGAACGACCTTGCTATTGGTGACGAACCCGGCGGTGAACGGTGTCACCACGGCGGCGCCGGGGAGCACGTTGGTCGGACGGAGCTCGAACCCGATCACGCCGCAGGGATCGTTCGCGGTGGAGACTGTGCCGCCACTAATCGTGCCTGGGTTGGCCATTGCCGCGGTCTGCACCGACAACGAAACATCCGGGGTGGTGGCTAGGCTGTTGCCCTCCACCGCAAGCGTCCAGTCGCCACCGGACTCTCCTGTGGCGCTGGCTTGTGCGTTGTCGTCGGCCTGACCGACGAGGCCTACCGCCAGAGAAGCGGCCACCGTCGTGACCACGGTTGGCATCTGCGGGTCTGTCGCGTGCGAGAGGTGCGCAAAGTTCCTGACAAGCTGAAGGATCGTGCCCGCGACATAACCGGAGAAGCTGTAGACGCGGGCGGCACGCATCGTCGTAACGGCCGGCGTGCCGAACGCCACGGCTGATCCGTCCTCGGTGCCGGCGGCGATCTTGCCGAACACCCAATGACGGAACGCGGATTCGACCGTGTAGGGACCCGCCAACAGTTCCCAACCGGACGGTGTGCTTGGCGTTGTCGAAGTGCCCTCGTACCAGGCGTGGGCGATCAGGATGTCGTTTGCATCAACTGTCGCCGGACAGAGCGGAGATAGCGCAGCGCCGCTGGTTTCAGCGGTGACTAGGGCGCCAGCAGATTTGTATGCAACAGCCATCTAGGTCTCTGCGAACACCTTGCGTCGAATGCCTGCACCAGACACGACATGTGTGTGGCCCCAATGTCCGGTCGCGATGTAACCGTTGATGCCTGACTGGTAGATCGGGTTGCCTGTCTTGAAGTTCCAGTGGAGTGTGAGGCTCGAGGCTGCGAACGATTTCTGTCTGGTGCCGGTAACAACGGTTACGGTGATCGGCAGGCTGACGGCCGCGTGATGTGTGATCCGGGTGGCCGTCGTGATGTTGACCGTCGTGTCGGCGCTAAGACGGCCGGTCCTGATATGAGAGGTGGTGCCGCGAGTATCGATGTTGGCCGTGAACGGTGACGCCACCGCGCCGTAACGGCGGATGTGGTTAACGCTCGCCGTCTGAATGTTGAGCGTAAACGGGGTGACGACAGCCGAGTACCAACGGAGCCTTCCAACCGTGACGATTCCGGCCGTGGCGGTGAACGCCACCATGCCACGCCTGCTGTGAACGCTGGCGGTGTGGAAGTCTGTCTGGAGCTCGGTCTTGACCGCCGATGCGGTCTTGACCCGCTGGCTGGTGGAGATCGTGTCGGTGATCGCCATGACAACGTTGCCGATAACGACACCGCCGCTGGACCCACGTGTGACCGCACCGAAAGTGAGTGGTGTGACAACCGAGCTGCGGGCTGTGACGCGGCCAGTGACGACAAACGTGGCTGCGTAGGTGTGCGCGACCTGATCGAGAATTGTCCGTTTGGCAGCGGTCGCGACCGTGACCGTGGTCGGAAACACGATCGCTCCGTAACGGATCCGGCGCGACTGGGTAACGACTGTCTCGGTGACCTGAAGGCTGGCCGCTCCAAGCACCTTGCGTACACCGTTGGTGACGATCCCGGCGACAAGACCGAACGAGACCGCGGCTTCCTGTCCTGCATCCCCATAGTTCCCAGACCCATACGGTGCGCCGGAATACTCGTCTGAGTTGAGCAGAGGTACCGTATAAACAGCAAAGCTGGTTGCCAGTGAAACAGATCCGACAACTTTCGTTCGGCGCCCTGCTGTGACGACACCGTAGTGCGGCTCGAACGAAAGGGTCGCGTAATAGAACCCTGGCCATCTGGTGTGCAGCATGCCCCACGAAACAAGTCCTTGGGCTCCGGAGTTGCCAGAAACGGCACGGTTGAAACTGATCGAGACGTCGACGGTGCCACCGGAAGTTGAGAGTCGTCCATCGGTGACCATCGAGATTGTCTCTGCCATCGAAACAGCGTTGTTGGCACCGGAGATCGACCCGTTCGTAACAACTCGCCACAGGTAGGGGCCGTGGATGATCGTGTTGGGCCCACAGATCGTGGAGGTGGAACAGCGTAGGTCTCCTACAGCACCGTAGACGGTCGCGTGTGCCTTTGGAATCTCGACTGCTGCCCATGACACGATTCCTCTGGCGGAAGCTCTTCCGACGGTGACGATCCCGACGGTCTCGGCGACAGCTACCTGTCCCTTGATTTGGGCGCGTCCGCTGACAACGCGGTTGAACGTGAATGGTGTGACTGTCGCGCCGGAATAGACCGCAGGAGCCGTCGGCAGGATCGCGAACCCGACGACTCCCCATGCATCAGAGTCGGTGATCGAGGCCGTGCCGCCGTTGATGGTGCCAGCCGTGTTGACGGTGGCGGTCTGAATCTGGATACAACCGTCCGTACCGGTCTGGGTGGCGTATTCGGCTACTGGTTCGGCCCAGGTGCCGCCCGACTGTCCGGTGAACGCGCCGACCGCGTTGTCGTCGTTGATCGCGAGCAGGTTAATGACGAGACGTTCGGGCCCTAGCGTCGTGACGCCTGTGTCAGCCGCTACGGCGGAGGTGCCGACACCGTTGGCCGCAACGCCCCGAGTGACGTTTTCGATGACGCGGGCCAGCGAAGTGGAGGCGGACGCACCGTTGATCTGGTACATGCGGAAATACAGGTCGCTGGTGCCGCTATTCGTGCCGGTCGCGGTCGGGGCGGTGGTGGAGAGCGACCGTCCGACCCAGATGTACTGGAAGGCTTCCGATGCGGCTCCGACGGGCCAGGCTCCGCCGGCAGCGGGACCCGGGATCTGTGTCCATAGGTTGTCGGTGCCGAGGATGTTCTCGATGTTGGTGCCGCTGGTTACGGTCACCTGGCCGGCGCTGGTGCCGTCCTGCAAGACATGCAGGATGATGAGACGTCCGGCTGCGCCTGGAGCCATGCCTGTGGCTGCCCATGCGCCACCGGCATCCGTCGCGCCAGCGGATGCGTTTACGAAGACGGGGGCTGCCATCTAGGTTTTGATGATGTAGTTGACGACCACGAAGGACGGCCCATCAGTAGGCGAGTTTGTTTGCGGGCCCACCGTGATTCCGGTCACTGCCGAGTCAACGGTTTGTCCTGGTGCGTCTTGCGCGGCCCATATGGATGCGTTTCCTGTTCCGTCGTCGCCTCTGTAATAGCCATGAGTATGTCCTGCGTCGTTGACTGTGTGCTTGTGCTTTGGGCGCCTGTTAGCGAGCGTGGCGCCATCGTTCTCGGCAAGATTGTCGACGTCGACATGTGTGCCTCTGCCAACCGGTATCCGGCCCTGCAGGTCAGGCACGTTGAAATGTGTTCCGTCCGGCAGGCCCCATGGTGAGCTGGCACCGCCTAGGGCAGCGAACAGATCCGGATATGAGGCGCGAAGCAGACTTGCCCCGTCGCACAGCAGATACCCAGTTGGCGGGGTGGATCCAGCGAACTGGGTTATCGCGCCAGACGGTACAGCAGCGACGACAAGGTTGTGGGCTGCCTCGATGCCGTCTTCAATGTGGCCCATCCGAGCGGCACTGAGAGGAGAGACGTCATCTGTCCAGGTTTGTTTGGTGTAGGCCACTCAGGGTGCGTTGGCGTAGAACTCGAGATACAGGTCTGTGTAATCAGTAATCGTGGCTGCTTGGCCTTCTGACAGCGTCTCGTCGTATTGGGTGATCGTTGTGGAAACGTTCGTCCGGTCGAACGATGCGATCAGCGTCCCGGCTCCTTGAACGTTTCCTCCGCCCTGGTACAGCTTGACGGTCATGTCGATCGTTTGTGATCCGAGCTTGCCTACACGCCAGAAAATGTCATGGTTGGTGTCGATGCTGGGGTTGGCGCCTGCTTGAAGCTTGACGCGGCAGCCTGAGTTGCTCGGCGAAAGCCCGGAGCGAATGTAGTCGGCGTTGTTGGCGACTGTTTCGTCGATGGCGGCCGCGAGGTTCGTTCCGCCGTCCTGGTCTGTCCAGGTGCCGTCCACCGAGTCTGCTGATGCCAGCAGCGACTGGGTTGTCACCAAAGCCATCTTGTAGGTGACTGTCAGACCGGCCGAAGCGGCCGATCCGCCCTGTGTGCCGTCAGCGGTGATCGCTGACACCGAACTCACGATCTTGTATTCGAGCCCGTCGAAACTCGAGTCGGGTACAGTGACTCCTGTCCATGTTCCGCCCGCCGTGAATCCTGAGAACGAAAAGTTGGCGGTCTGCGCGAACGCGATCTCATCAGCCTGAGAAAGAGTCGCCGTTGTGCCTGCGTCGATCGCCGTCCCGGTGGTGGTGGTCCCGGTCGATGACTTGTCGAACGCAGATGTGTCATCCAGCCCGGAAACTTCGCAGACAAACAGGCTGACGTATCCCGATGTGGACACGGCGTAATTGACGGTGATCGTGTCGCCCGTCGTGATCTGGGTCGCAACCCGACACGACGCTACCGACAGCGCCGCACCGGGAGGCACAGGCGTATGGGTCGCGTCGACAGCCCAGGTGTTCCCGGCTGTGTCCGTAACCGACGTGACGTACTTGTCCTGGTTGCCGATCCACACGAACAGGATCGCCTGTGTGCCGGCGGCGATCGTTGAGGCTGGGCTGATCGCCGATGATCCTGGTTGTCCGGATAGCTGCTGGCCGTACCTTGAGACGGGGGTCCCGATAGCCATTACTGGTTCTCCGGCACCTGTATGTATCCGACCATCACAAGGGCTTTCCCTGTTGCTGGAGCTGATCCGCCGGCCACGTAGTAGGCTTCCACCTTCCGCTTGTCAGTTGGGTCCGGGTAGTTGATGTAGTCGCCAAGTGTGACTGTGGCCCGTCCTGTGGAGCTCACGTCGACGAGCGGAGCGTAGGCGTCGTCGTCGGCGTCAAACCCGACTTTGATCTGGTCTGTGCCGGAACTGTTGAACACTTCCGCGACATAGATGCGAACATCTGTGACGGCGAATCTTCCTGACAGATATCCGAGCGTTGGGTTTTGCCGGTCGAATCTGACCCATCCAGCCAAGTATTTGATTTCCAGTGACTGTTCGCCACCGCCGCCGTACTGAATGAATCCGTTTAGCAACGGGTCGATGTAGTTGGAGGAGACTTGTATGGACGGCCTAGCGACGGCTATGCCGGAAATGTTCTGGCCGTAGATGTTGTTGCTGTGGACGATCCCGTCGTAGCGAGGATCTGTTGCCGAACCACCAAAGTAGATCCCCCAACCGTTACCTCCGCTAACGATGGTGTTACCGATCATGGAGATGTCATACGCTCGAGTCGGGATGCTTAATACATGATTCCCCCCCGTGTTTGGTGTTGACTGGATGATGTTGTTTACAACCTTGATCCCTGAGTTTCCTTCCGCCAGGTGCATGTTGGTTGTTCCGTCAGACGAGAAGAAGTTCTCTGTCCAAAGAACATCGGTTGTCCCTTTTGCGCAGGAGACTGGCACATACGACTCATTTACGGCTTTCCCTGTGCCTCTTAACTGGCATCCCCGAACAATTCCTGAACGGTAATCACCCATGTTGAGGCAGATGGCCTTGTAGCTTCCAACGATGTTCTCGCATCTGAGCCCGACCATCTGTCCGCCGGCCAGGAACCCCTCGGGTGTCGTGTCTGCCACGCCAAGGTCACGTATCGTGAGGTTGACCATTGTTCTGTCTGTGACGTTCGAAATGCATAGCAGTGCCGGGTTGGCTGTCACGCTGGTTGTAGTGCGTCCGCTCGCTCCGGTGACAAAATATTCCTGTGCATAGTTCTTGGACAGAGGCCATCGGAGGGTGATGACTCCCGTCCCTGAGTTCGCCGACAGCACTTGGTTGATCTCTGAGTCTGGCTCGTCTGTTCCGGGGCTGGAGTCGATGGTTTGGCCGGTGCGAATGTAGATCCAGTCTCCAGGGGAGAAGTTGGCTGCGTGGGCTGCGGTGGCCGTTGTGACGAACGACGCTCCCCGCAGTGAGGGTGTGATCGTGTACTTGGTCGACTCGTAGTAACGGTTGTTCTCCCAGGTTGTCATGCCGAGTTTCCCTGCCCCGGAGCAGTACAGGGCCCATCCGTTGGCTGTTCCGCTCGATGTTTTGAGCACGGATGATGGGCCGACACCCTGGAAGATGAGGTTGTCTCCGTGGATATCTAGGGCGTATTGTTCTGATCCGAGTTTTACGATCGAGTAGGTGCCGCTGGGGAAATAGACGATCCCTCCTGCGGCTGCGGTGGCAGCGTCGATGGCTGCCTGGATCGCAGCCGTGTCGTTTGTTGTTCCGTCACCGGTGGCCCCGTAGTCCCTGACGTTGTAGACGTCTGAGGACGATTTAAGGGATCCGTCGGCGTTGTGTCCGACGCTGAGGAAATCGTTGAGAACGATTCCCCAGGTGTTGTCGTCACTTCCTACAACAGGGAGCCTGCTCAACGCAGTCTCCGGTTATGCGGCGATCGGTGTGAGGCTGATGTCCAGGTCTCCTGCGGGGATTTCGAACGTGTCGCCGGCGGTGACGCCACGGGGTGTCTCGAGTGCGTCGGAGCCGATGAAGTTGCCGGCGGTCGAGGCGTCCCAGAACGACACATGCGAATAGGTCTCCGTGGCCGACACGCTCGTCCAGGTGCAGGCCGCGGACGTGGTGATGGTGCCGCCCGACGCGGCCGAGAACGTGCCCTCCTGTCGGGTTGTGTTGGACGCCGCCGCGGTGGCGCCTGACGCGCCGGGGTCGGCGGTGTGGAGCTTGACCCACAGCTCGGCCGGTTCTGTCCAGGCGACGGAGCGGCAGTAGGCGTCGAGGATCGCTGCGGCGGTGGCTGAAGCGAGTCCGGTGGTCATTGTGTTACCTCCTCGAGTTCACGGTTGATCACGATCGTGTTGGGGTTGCCGTTGGTTGAGGGGCCCATGTTGAGTCCGAGCCCCCATTTATTTTCGCTGTAGTGGGGCCAGGCGGTGAACATGCCGCGATGGCCAATCTGGGTTTCGACATCACACCAGATCTTGAATCCTGCCTCGCGGATCTTGCGGCAAAACACGAGGTCTTCGTTGAGTCGTTGGCCCTGTTCGTACTCGAACCAGAGTCGTTCCTCCCAGGGCTTGTCCTTGGGCCAACCAACCGCCTCGAGCACGTTGCGTCGAACCAGCATGCCGCCTGAGCCGGCGGCGAACACTTCGACCAAGCCCTTTTCTGGGAGCTCATCGAACGAGAACGGCATGTAGCCCTGTCCGTCCAAGTAGTCCTTGTAGATGACGGTGGTGAACGGGGGCGCTCGTTTGACCATTAGCGGCACGACAACGTCGACCTGATGATCCAGGAGCGCCAGCAGGGCGCCGTTTTCAAATATGTGGTCGTCTGCCTGGAACCAGCACCAGTCGCCTTGCATTTGGCGGATGCAGTCGTTGAGGTTTTCGACGATCGAGACGGATTGTTTGATGAACGTGTGGGTGCCGTTCGGCCGATGGACGTCCAACATGGAGTTGACGAATCCGCCGAACCGCAGGAATTCGCCTGCGGCGATGATGATCGTGCCGGGCGGGTGCTCGCTCATTCCGGCCACGCCTTGACCAGCACGTTATAGCCCCCTTGACATTCGTCCATCAGTTGCAGCCTGACCGGTTGCCCATTGATCGTTCGCATTCCTCCCGATCGCAGCCACTCGAACGTGTCTTTCGAACATGCAAACTCGCCGTAGCTTCGCGTGCCCACGTCGAGCAGCTGGCCATGCGGCAGCGGTGCGTCGGACAGCGGGTGACCTAGTGGGGCCCCCGAAGAGGCCCCACTGTTGTTCGTTCGGACCATCCTTACGATGCCGCGGTCAGCAGGGCGAACGACTCGTCCTGGGTGACGACAGCCTCGAACGCACCGATGATCCCGACTTCGTAGCCGCCGATCGCCGGCTCCGTGACCCTCAGCTGGACGGGTGCGCCGGCGGTCTCGGCGACGATCAGCTGTGACGCCTTGCCGACGGCGATCACGCCTGCGTCGAGTCCGCGTGAGACGACGACGTTGAGTCCGGCGACGGTTCCGCCGAGCCCGTTGACGTTCATGCTGCCGTCGGTGAACATCGGGAACGCCGCCGACGTGATCCCCATGATGTAGAACGCCCGGTCGGGGGCGAGGTACAGGGTGTCGGCGATGTCGCCGCTATTGGCGTACACGGCGCCCATGCCCGCCCCGACGGCGGTCATGAACTCGGCGAACGTGCCGGTCGCACCGAACAGCGTCGAGATGTCGTTCAGGAACGCCGCGGTCTGGATGACCTCGCCGGCGTCCTGCTCGGTCTTCAACGCGTAGTCCGCGGCTGCGAGCCGGAACCACAGGTCGAGCGCGTTCGGGTCGGACCATTCGACGGCCTGCCACGACAGGTCGCCGCCACCGAGGTAGGTGGATGCCGTGGCGGTCACCATGTTGATGACCATGCCCTGGTTTCCGCCCTCGGTCTTCTGTGTCGCCTGGACCGCAACCACGGGGCGGGTGACGATCTGCGGGAACGTCAGCGACCCACGGTTCAGCGTGGCCCTGGTCGCGGAAGCGACGAGCGGCCTTGAATCGTCGATCACCTGGAAGATCTGGGCGATGTGCTGCTCGGGCTGCAACCCAAGCACGTTCGACGACAGCGTGTTCGCCGGTGTGCGCTGCATCCGCAGGAGCCGTTCGCGGGCCATCTTGGCGGCGTCGTCGCCGCCGGCCAGCGACCGGATCTGCTCCGACGACTGTCCCGGCCCGCGGGCCAGGATGTAGTCGCGGGCAAAGGTGGCGAAGCTGCGGTACCTGATCTCGTCGCCTTCGACGTCGACTCCTTCGGCGCGGCCGGCGAGGTTGGTGCGAACCAGCTGCGACGTCTTCTCGGACTGCTTCTCCCGCTCGAGATGCTCGTTGAGCTCGGCGACCTCGTCGTCGAGCTGCTTGGCCCTGTCGCGGTAGTCGTTGATCTGCTTTTCCTCGATCTCGGTGAGTCCCTGCTCGCCTTCGCGATGTTCGACGTGGGCGAGCAGATCGTCGTGGAGCTTGCTGACGGTGTCTCGCTCGTCGAGCAGGCGCTCCAGCCTGGTCTTGAGGATTCCGCTCTGTACGGACATGTGTGTGCTCCTCCGGGCTTCCGGTGGTATGGGTGATGGTTCTGGTTGCCCGGGCGGGTGTCGGCCCTTTTAAAACCGCTTACAGGGTGCCGCCTGGTGGCGGGGTGCTGTGCGGTGGTGGCCGGGGTGCGCCACTTCGGCGAATGCTAGATCGTTAGTTCTGTCCTCAGTCGTCGTGGGACAAGGATCCCGTTCTGCTCGAGCCTGGCTGCGAGCTCCGGGTCAAACACGGGAATGGGGTCGACGTCGAGCACCGGGTCTGTGCGGATCGCCAACACGCGGGCTTCGTCGTAGGCACCAACACGACACAACGCGACGGCGTCCAGGTGCACCGAACGGCGCTCGACGATCCCGGCCTCGTTGCGGGTCTGTTTGCCCATCGGCTTGAACTCCACCGACAGCGACGTCAGCACCTGTTGACGCCACAAACGCATCGCCTTGGCCCCGTCCGGCCCCTCTTCGATCTGCAGCTTGCCGTACAGGCCGTCGTCGCGCTCGTCGAACTCGACGCCATGACCAAGCACGTTCGAGATGCCAGGCTTGTGCTCGAAGTTCAGGTACACCCGGTTAGGGGCTTTCACGGCCCGGCCGAACGCGCCCTTCACGAACATCTCCTGGTACGGGCCCATGCCGTCGTCGACCGTGGTTGCGATGTTGTAGGGGACGCAGATGCCTTCGAGGGTGCGGCCGTCACCGGTCTCCTCGAGCTCCGCGTCGAACGTGCGGATCAATGTCTGGATCTCTTCTGCCATCAGGCACCTGCCATGGTTGGGGTTGAAACACTGCCATTGCCGTTCGTTGAAGGTGACGCGGACGCGACCGCCGGCTCGTCCGGCAGATCCTCCGCAAGTTGCGGGTCGTCCTCGGTCGATTCGGGCATCAGCGGCGCGAACGTGTCCTCGGCATCGAACGCCACCCAGTTCCCGCGGGGCAACAGCTGCGCGGTGAACGCGTCCGCGATCCGCTTCGCAACGGTGCGAAGCTCGAACCGCCACCACATCTCGCCCAGCGCCCCCGGATTCTGGTAGGTCAGCCCGCCCTGCAACGACATGTTCAGCAGCACGGCCGGCACACCAAACGCGGTCGCGACCACACGAGCGTTCCACTCCTGCCCCTCGAGCAGCAGCAGGTCGGTCGGCGAGAACGACATCTGTTTCGGCTCGATCTCCGGCGGAATCACAGGCGGCGCCCCAGACCTCGACGACGTCCGCGCCACCCACTGCGCCTGCAACGCCTCCGCCTGATCCTTCGTCAGCTTCCGCTCCGACTTCAGGTAGTACGCGGGGATCCCACCAGACATCAGCCCCCGCGAGAGCTCGCCTGACGCGACGATCCCCCACGCCTGTGACGCATACCCGGTGATCGCCGGCACACCGTGTAGCGCCGACCCAGGATTACGGTCGACCTGGAACACGTCGTTCCGGTCGAGCTCCGTGTCCATCAGTTTGTATTCGCGCCGGCCACCCTCGAGCCGCACATTGACAAGCGACGAGTCCAGCACCGTCCAGGTGGCCGGGAACCCGCTGGAATACCGCGAGGTCACCATTTGGCAGGAGAACCCGAACCGGTAGATGTTGTCGACGATCGCGAAAATACAGTCCGAGATGCCGTTCGGGTACCAGTTCGGGTCGGGGCTCGACACCCACGCCGGCTCGTAGCTGCCGAAAAACTCGAGTGGCATTGACGCGATCTGCTGCGAGTTCAGCTGCATGCACCTTTGCGCCACCCACACGTTTTTCTGTGCGTGCGGCGACATCGTCAGGGTCGAGAACCCGAACGTTTCGTCCCAGAACGTCGCGATCTGCGGCCACAACGAAATCGACGTGCCCTCGATCGGGTCGGGGTACTCGACACGCTGCAACAGCGCGTCACGGATGTTCGCGAGCTTGCCCACCTAGAAGATCTCCATCGCGCCGACCGCCTGCTCCACCGCCGACCAGTGCGCCAACGTCGCAGCCACCAACGGCGAAATGTCCACGTTCGACTTGGTGCGCGACCACGCCCACCTATCCACCAACGGCCGGGCCCTCGCGCCACGGATCGCCACCGACATCACATCCTGGCCAAGATGCTTCAACGCCTTCTCGCCGATCGCGTCGACGAATAGACCGCACGCGATCCCGTATTGCTGCGAGTCCAGCCGCTTCACGGTGATGCCGGCCTCGTCGACCCGCCGGGCAATCGCAGCACTGGGCCCGTAGCCGTCACACACGATCTCGACGACCTCCCACTTCAAATACAGCTCCTCCAGCCGTTCAGCCACCCAGCCGGTACCGGACCCGGCCGCAATCACCTCGACATGCAGCTGGCCACGCTCATTCAGCCCGGCCGCGCAAATCGCCGTCCGCCTGTCAGGAGACACGTCGAACGCCAAACAGATCGGATCCACCAACACCGACTCCGGGTCCTCCAACGCCAGCCAAGCCTCCATCGTGACCAGCACGTCCTCCGACTGGTCGGTAGGCGGATAATCCCCCGCACCCAGAAGCTCCACCGCAAACCCGCGCTGCGACATCGCCCGCCGCTCCCACTCCATGTGCTTCTCCGTCACCCGGCCCCTGACCATCGCGAAATTCACGGCACGCCACACAGCACGGTCAACCATCATCTCGTCCGGCACATCATCCGGATGTTCGATATCGACCGACCATTCGAAATACGCCAACTGGTCGTCGCCGCCGGCGATCCCCCGCTCCCGCACCCGAGTCCACACAACCGCATGCTGCATCGACTCCTGGTCAACCGCCGAGCCCGTGTACCAAACCTGCGGGCCACGCGGCGAAGACGACGCCCTGATGATCGGCAACGCGCTCGAGTGCGCCGCCTCCGAAATGATCATCGCCTCATCCAGAACCAAACACGCAACACCCGAAAACCCGCGCATCCCCGACTTCGTCCGCGTCTTGAACTCGATCCTGTTCCCGTTCTGAAGCTCAATCGACTCCTCACCATGCGAATACCGATACCCGATGATCCGGCCATTCGCAGAACGCTTCACCTGATCATGCAACTCTTCGCAACCCCTGACCACATCCTCGAGCCGCTGAAAATGCTCGGCCGATGTCTTGAACTCATGCGCCGTATGGATCACCAGCCGCTCACCCAGCTCGAACGCCCCGTAGAGCTCGCGGGCAATCAGGATCTCGCCCTTCCCGTTCTGCCGCGGAACATTCACACCCACCTCGAGCGTCTTCCACCGGCCATCCTCACCGATCCCCAACGCGCCGGCCAACACAAGCTCCTGCTCCGGATCAAGACTCATGCCAACCCGACGCGCAAACGCCACCGCGTCCGCACCCAGGCCCGAAGCCGCCGGCGGAACCCACTCCACACGCGGCCTGACAACATCAATCACCACGCCCGAGACTGCCTCCGCGGCCTGGCCGTCGCCCGATTACACCGACGATGCGACGGGCCCAAATAGCCGCGGCGATCATCGCGATGATCCAGATCCCAGAGCTCGCCAGCCAAGATCAACTCCCCGCACCGAGCGCACAGCGATGTACCCCGCTCGACAATTGGCTTGATACGGGCCCGAAGAGACTGATGCACATAGTCGTAGCCGCGAACGTGCTTCGAACGCTTGGATCTACGCGGCTTCTGTCTTGGAGAGAGAAAAACAGATGCGGGGTCCTC